TGAACAGCGCCCTAGAATACCTCGTCCCCCGCATGAAGAAGTGGAACATCCCCCTAAACCTCGTCCTCACCCACCAACAAGTCGCCCCAACCCGCAAAACCGACATCTCCCCCGGCGACGCCGCCCGCTTTAAGACCCGGCTCAAAGCCGCGTTGAACTAAGTATGAAACTCGAAACTGGAAACCTGAGTAATGCTGTAGCGGCGGTCTATGACCGCCGGAGCAATATCACTCAAGTCTCACACTCAAGTCTCAGCCCTATCCTCTAATGGCATTAGAATCTCCAGTCCAACGCGACGGCGACAACGGCTTCATCGGCTTCGCCAGCCGCTTGAACCCGCTGACCTTGCCCGCCGGAATGCTCCAAGACAGCGTCAACATGCGCCTCGAGCGCGGCACGGCGCAGACCCGCAAAGGCGCCAAGCGTCTCGCCGATGCCATCTCCACGGCGGACGAACCGCTCACACTTTCCTTCAACCTCGCCGTGGACCGGGCGATCAACACGATCACCTTCAGCAGCACGACCGCCACCGTGACCACGGCCGCCGCCCATGGCTACACCAACGGCCAGACCGTCAACATTCGCGGCGCGACCGGAGCGGACGCCACGTTCTACAACGGCGACTTCGCCATTGCGGGCGCCAGCGGCAGCACCTTTACCTACACCATGACCAGCACCCCGGCGGCCAACGCCACCGGCACACTGCTGGCCAACGCGGGGCCGCTCGTCAAGACCACCTACAGCGGCGGCATCTTCGGCGCCGGAGTCTTCGCCAGCCGCAACTACGACAACGCGAACGAATACGTCGTCATGGCTGGACCCGACAGCGCCTACCTCTGGCGCAACACCTCGCCGACCGACACCGTTGTCACGGTTGGCTATCCCAGCTCGCCGGACGAGACGATTGATCCGCAGGACAGCGTGAGCATCGTCCAAGCCTACGACCGCCTCTATATCCTGCGCGAAGCACCGATTGATCCGGCCACAACTTTCAAGCAGCAGTTCACCAACGCCAGCGGGATCACGGTTTCGTCCACCACGGCAACGGTCAACGTCAACACGCACGGTCTAAGTGCCGGTCAGCGGGTCCGCATCGAGGGGAGCACGGTCGCCGCCTTCGACGGCCATGAGTTCGACATTCTGGCGACCAACGTAAATACCAACTCCTTTGAGATCACCGTGCCGAGCGGCACCGCCACGACCGCCGTTGCCAATATCCGAGTCCGCCGCGTCAAGCCGCCGATCTACTGGACCGGCAGCGGCAGCTTCGTCCGCGCTGCGGGCGGTGTGCCCGCCGAAGGTCCGACCTACAAGCGTATGCGCTCGGTCGGCTGGGCGAGCTACATCCAGAACCGCCTCATCATCCCTGACGGCCGCGACCAAGTGGCCATCTCCGACTACCTTGATGCCGACCTTTACGATCCATTCTGGCAGTCCTTCCGCACCGGCGCCGGTGGCGGAGACTTTGTCATGGCCGTGCATCCATGGGCCGAAGGCGCGGCGCTGGTCTTCTGCCGCAAGAGCATCTGGCTGGCGACCTTGGCGCAATTCCCTGCGACCAATGGCAGCGACTTCGCCATCGACACCGCCGTGGCGAAGCTGGAACTCGTCACCGACGAGATCGGGTGCAGTGCCCGCAACAGCATCGTGACCGCCGGTCGCTTCGTCTTCTTCCTCTCAGACGCCGGAGTCTACCGTCTCGACACCCAGCTCGACCTCAAGTTGCGCGGCGACACCAAGCCGCTCAGTGATCCGGTCGCCGACCTCTTTGAGCGCATCGACCAGAGCAAGGTGCAACGCGCCTTTGGCATCTGGCATTCCAACCGCTACATCCTCGCCGTCCCGACGCTCGACTCGCCGGACGACACCAACGATCTGGTCGTCACTTGGTCGGCCCTCAATGACCAATGGGAAAGCCGCGACGTTTATGGCATCGGCGTGGACGCCTTGGTCGTCGGCACCTACAGCAACGTCGGCCGCATCTTCAACGTCCGCCGCACCGGCAAGCTGTATCTCCTCGATGAGAACGCCAACGGCAAGGACGACGAGCCAAGCGGCAGCCTGCAATCTCAAGTCACCGGCACGATCAAGACCCGCCGCTACAACATGCAGACCATGAGCAGCAAGCGATTCCTCCGCAGCCTCGCCGATGTGGTTCTGCCGGACGACGGCAGCATTGTGGTCAAAGCTAATCTTATCAACCCCGACGCCGAGATCACCTTGGTGCCGGGACAAACCAACGACAGCGGCCTCGCCGAAGACTACACGCTCAAGCAGCCGATCCGCCGCAAAGCCCACGCCGCCGAGCTAATGTTCGAGACCACCGCCGAACGCCCCGAGATCCGCAACGTGAGCATCGAAGCGGCGCTCCAAAGCATGACGCCTACGGAAACCCGCAACGCCGCCTAACCCTCAACTCTAAACCCTCAACTCTCAACTACTCCAATGGCAACTGAGCCGAGCGCAGCGAGACAGGCTGAAGCGAAGCGAAGCCAAACCGCAGCCTAACAACAAAGGAAAACAATCATGGCAACAGTGACTCAAGGATACACATGGACATCAGGCGAGACTGTCACACCCGCGAAACTCAACAGCGCTGCCGCACCGACTGTCGTTGTCGCTGACAATGAGGTGACGGCCGCAAAACTCGCTAGCAACGCTGTGGAAACCGCGAAGATAAACTCGGGCGCTGTCACGGGGCCCAAACTTGCAGACGGAATGACGGTGCAAACCGTCTACTCGCAAACAACGTCACAAACAACAGTCGGAGCGCCATACACAATTCCGGCAGACAACACAAAGCCGCAAAGCTCAGAGGGGATTGAAGTGCTAACGGCATCTATAACGCCATCTTCCTCTACAAACAGGGTTTTCGTAGAAGCGCGGCTGAATGGCTCAATGGCTGGCGCTGGCACAATAGTAATGTCACTCTTTAAGGGGTCTGGAGCCGACGCCTTGGCCACCACGTTTGTTTCGGCCACGGGCGTTGCTGGGGCTCCGCTCGGACTGACGTTTCAAGATTCACCGAGCACAACCTCCTCAACGACATACAAAATCCGTGCTGGATACGATTCAACAGGCAACGGCTATTATGTGAACGGAGGAGGGGATGGCTCGGCTGTTTTTGGCGGCACCGTTGCAAGCTGGATCAAGCTCACCGAAATCAAAGCCAGCTAATGCTTCCATGGCAAAAGGCAAAACACTGGTGGGACAACCACAGCACGCAAGACTTCTGGGAAGCAGTCGGCGAGCATCTGTCGGCGGGCTATGTGTGGTCATCGCCGCAATGCTTCATGCTGGCTCGCGCTGTGCGGTGGAACGCGGAGGAGCAACGATTTGAGCAAGGCGAAAGCAACTGCTGGCACGTCACTCTGGCTGCTTCTACTGGCCACGCAAATGCTTGCGGGGAGTTTATGCGCGTGTTCCCGCATCCGCAGCCTTGGGTGTCATGGTTTCGCGGGAGCAAGGACAAGCGCGTGAGGGTTTACGACTGGGATAAATTAACTAAAGCAACGAGGAGGAAATAATATGGGCAATGCAATAAGTAGTATTTTCGGCGGTGGCGGAGGAGGCACGACTTACAATGTCGCGCAGCCCCCGGCGCCGGCACCAATCGACTACGACAAGATGTATGCCGCGGCGACGCGGTCGGCCATTCAGCAGATGCAGGAGCAAGAGCGTTCGCTCGAGCGTCTGTATCCGAAGATGACGGCCATGCAGCTGGGCACGGCCCGCCAGGTGGCCGGGGAGTTGGATAATCAATACCTCGCCCGGACCCGCGGCGTGATGGACCAGGAGCTGCAAGCGGCCAGCGCCCCCAGCGCCATCGAGGCGGAGATCCAGCGTCAGGCTCAAGAGGAGCTAATGCTGGGACGTTCTCTCTCGCCGGAGCAGGAGCGGGCGGCGCAGCAATCCGCCCGCGGCGCCTTCGCCGCCCGCGGTCTCGGCACCAGCGCCGGATCGTCGGCCGCGGAGATTCTCAACCGGGATGCCATGTCGCAGCAGCGTCTCGACCAGCGCCGTCAATTCGCCCTCGGCGCCAACCAGCTCGACCTCGCCCGGCGCGGCCGCCGGATCACCCTGGCCGAAGGCTACGGCGCCCTCGACCCCTTCGCCCGCGGACTCAACCCGGCCTTCGGCCTGGGCCAAGCGACCATGGGACAAGGCACGCAACTGATCGGCAACACGTTCAACAATGCCGTCAACCAGGCGGGCAACGTCGAATCCTTCAACCGGAATCTCCAGGGCTCAATGTTTAACTCTTGGCAGAACAACAACGCCGCCATGCAGGCCGCAGCAATGCAGGCCGGTGCCTCGCAAAACGCGGGCATGATGGGCATGTTTGGCGGGATCGGTGGCGGTGTGGCTACCGGAATCGCGGCGGCTTCTTTCTAATGACCTACGAAGACAAAGTCTCCTACGCGCACCGGCTCATCGAGCAGTCGCTCGCTGAGTTTGGCAATCCGTGCATCGCCTGCTCTTTCGGCAAGGATAGCATGGTGGTGCTGGACTTGGTGCGGCGGCATCGGGACGACCTGCCGGTGGTGTTTCACCGCGAGCCGT